GCAGGGTTTCCCCGATTGGTGGGAGGACGGCGTGGAAGGAAGCGACAGCGCCAGATACAAGATGTGGGGAAACGGAATTGCGCTTCCATGCGCAGTGGATGTTTTGGGGAGGATCAAGGATGGCCAAAACAGTCAATGTAAGCCTGTCGGAGTATGAGTGGCTGAAGCAGGAGCACCGGGCGCTTTCTATGCAGGTGTTGGAACTTACAGGCCGGAACCTGGTGCTGGAACGCGAGAATGTGGTGCTGAAACAAAAGCTTATCACTGCCCAGGCACTGTGTGATTCCCGTGAGAAGACGATTGATGAACTGGAGGGAGCACGATGATTAACCTTGCCATTGCAGGCTCTGGCATCTGGCTGGTTATAAGGCTGCTGTACACCTACAATGATCCTGTTCCCGTAGGGGCGTTGTTCATTCTGCTGATCTGCGCCAAGTGCTGTGTGGAGGTGCTGAAGAAATGAAGATTGAGAAACTCAAAAGGGCGCTGGTGGAGGTAAAGGATATGTGCCGGAACACTTGCTGCGCAAAATGTCCGTTACACAAAATGCAGGAAGACGCACACATTCCGTACTGCCCTCTGTACGAAGATGAGGATGGCATGACGGTCGGTGTTCCTGTGGAATGGGAAATCGATGACTGGAAGGAGGAAATGAAAGAATGATCAAAAGGCTTTGTGATCGGTGCGGCGCTGAAATCAAGGATTACGACAATGCCAGGAAAGTGAAGTACGCAGTGCATTACGCAGGCGTTGAAACGTTCCGCTATACCGAAGACTATGTGCAGGACATGCGGGATCTGTGCCCTGAGTGCGCGAAAAAACTGTTGGAGTGGATGGACCATGCATAAAACGTGGAAAGAGGCCATTGGGGCCTATCATTTCTGGCACGGTGACAGGAAGATAAGGGTTGTGGAAACACTGAAGGAAAGCCGTTTTGGAGGGCATTATATGCTGCATGGCGTGGACAGAGACGGCGTTGAGTTCTGGTGTGTGGATGACGTGAGCGCCCTGTTCGAGCCTGAAGTAAAAGAAATGTGCCACGGGAACACCAGAGAAGGAACATTGAAGACATACAAGGAGATAAGCGCATGACGATGAGCGAGGCCTGCAAGGCGTATGGTGTGAGCAGACAGGTGGTAAGCCACTGGTGCCGCAGCGGGAGGTTGCCGGGAGCAAAGAAGGTTGACGGGACATGGCTGATCCCTGATGGGACAAAGCGACCTGCAAACCTTCAGGGATACCGAGGTGAACAGAAACGCGAAAATCTGCGTTTTGAAGGGGATAGCGTGGACTATATACGCAGGGCAGGGGCATTCCACAGCATAGCTGTTATACGGCAGAAAACAGGCCTTAAAAGCGAAGAGATCCGCATGATCTACGACAGGCTGTTCAGGGAGGGCAAGGTAGCATGAACGAATACCAGAGACTGGCCGCAAGGACGATCAACCATAAGCTTGGCAGCAGGGAACAGATGGCCCATGCGCTGCATGGTATGGTGGGAGAGATCGGTGAGATCCACAGCATCTACCAGAAGCAGTATCAGGGCCACGAGATAGACGAAGTGGAGCTGCAGAAGGAGACAGGCGACCTGCTGTGGTTCATAGCGTAGTTCTGCACGGCAAATGGCTGGAACCTGGCTGATATAGCCAACCAGAACATTGCCAAGCTGGTGCTGAGATACCCGGAAGGGTTTGAGGCAGAGCGCAGCCTTCACAGGGAGGTGTGAGTATAGGCGAGGTAGACATACTGTGCCGTGTACGGGAGACAGCGACACTGTGCATGGCACTGGCGACCAAGATGGAATACTACAGGGAAATGGCTGTGAAAGTGACGGGAAGCTGGAATGATATGCCCCATGCAACCGACAACACAGGCAAGCAGGAGCGATATGTGATACAGCTGGTGGATATACAGCGGATGTTTGCCAAGGAACTGGATGAGCTGACGAAGCTGCAGAAGCAGGCCAGGGAGATCATAAACAGGATTGATGTGCCAGAGCAGCGTGCAGTGCTGGAGCTGTACTACATGATGGGTGGACTGAAGTGGGAAGATGTGGCCAGTATGCTGAAGACAAGCCTGCGCCATGTATACAGGCTGAGAGACGAAGCACTGAAAAAAGCCGGAGGTTAATCCCCCGGCTTTTGCCATTCTGGTGGTAATGAACTGTGATTGTTAAGAATTTCGTAACAATTTTGGCAGTCAATGTCATGTTTTGCTATTGAATGTCATCTACCGTCTAAAATATACTGTATAATGGCGGCAGGCCGCGGAGGACAAGCCACCACCGGCAGGCGACCGGCCACCTTAAAAGGCCGCGTCGCACGCAGCCAGCGGCCATTATCGGGGGGAGCTATATCCTTGTTCAGGATCATCGCACCCCGCTGTTTTGTCAAAAACGTGTTGTTGAGAAAACAATGCGTTTTTTTGTTTTGTCTGAGTTGAGGAAAACACAGGCAGGACAACACTTTCCTCGTTGGTAAGGGAATGGGGAAAGGGAGGAGAAAGGGAATGTTAAATTCGCGCTCGATGGAGCATGGTGGGAGGTGAAAGGAATGCCTGTACAAAAACGATACCGCGCAAAGGCCATTCAGGCCGCACATATGCTGGCTTCTGGTGAGCATACATACATGTCTATCGCTGCGGAGCTTGGCGTTGAACGCAACACTGTGGCCGCGTGGATGAAGGACCCGACGATCCTTGCAGAGTACCGTGAAATGATCAAAACCATGGTGCTGCCTGGGTTCGCTGACAGCATCCGACTTCTTGTCAAACAGGTGCGCAAGGGCGAAACCAAGGGCAAAGAGTGGCTGGGACAGAACGCTGCACGCGAAATCGCCAACCGGTTCGGCCCTGGCATCATGGGCGCTGATGAGAACGACGTTGTGGTGCGCTTTGAGAATGGGCAGCAGTTGCCTGTGATCGGCATGCCGCAGCAGCCTGAGGATGAATAAGAAGTGCATAGTTTTCGCAGTGAATAAACTGCATAAACTGTGCATATTCCAGAAACCCTTATAAATCAATGGTTTGCGTTGCTGTAACTATTCGTGAAAGCGTTCTTTTACGAATAGTTGGCTGTGTTTACAACCAAATAGATGTGTCAGAGGGCTGTTGCTATGCATAAAGGATGCATAAGGGCAATGGCTCTTTTTTATGGCACATGAATGAGAAAACACCAGGGGAAAAGCCGCAGGTGGGGGGATAGGCGGAGATTGGGACTCCGGCGAGCCGCGACCCTTTAGCCCGTAACCTGAACCCCCCAATTCCCATTGGGCAGGGAGTAAAAATTTTGGAAGGAGGCATCCATGCCGGAATATGTAATCGACTATGCTCCTACGCCGAAGCAGACGTTGTTTCACGCGAGCATTGCTGACGAAGTGTTGTTTGGCGGCGCAGCAGGCGGTGGAAAGAGCAAGGCAATCGTAATGGATGCCCTTTTCCGCTGTTTGCTGTATGCAGGCACACACGCATTCATCTTCAGACGAACGTATGGCGAGCTGGAAGACACGATCATCAAGGAGGCCAAGGAAAGCTATCCTGAAGGGATTGGCAAGTACAACGCGGCCAGGCATGAGTTCCTTTTGAGGAACGGCAGCATGATCCATTTCAGGCACTGTGCGAGCGTTGCGGACATGTACAACTACAAGGGTGCAGAAATGCAGTGGCTGTACTTTGACGAGCTGACGAGCTTTGAGGAAGAGATCTACGACTTCATCAAGACCCGCTTGCGTGCGAAAAAGAAGCTTGGCGTAGTGCCATGCGTAAGAAGCAGCTCCAACCCAGGCGACATAGGGCACGGCTGGGTAAAGCGAAAGTTTGTGGACGCTGCGCCGTACATGCAGATTGTGAAGCGTGAGATCATCAGCAAGGCCAGCGGCAAGAAGAAGATCTCCACACTGCAGTACATACCGGCGCTGGTGACGGAGAACCCGCACATCAGCGATGACTACATCTTCCAGCTGGAGAGTAAGCCGGAAGCGCTGAGGAACGCGCTGCTGTATGGCGACTGGAACGCCTTTGAAGGCCAGGTATTCACGGAGTGGGCAGACAAGCCTGAGCATTATGAAGACAGGCTGTGGACACACGTTATAGCGCCGTTTGAGATCCCTGTGAGCTGGCCGAGGTACATGAGCTTTGACCATGGGTACTCAAAGCCTTTCAGCGTAGGCTGGTGGGCAGTTGGCCCTGACGGCACGATGTACCGATACAGGGAATGGTACGGGTGCGAAGCAGGCAGAGCGAACATTGGCCTGAAGCTGACGCCGAGACAGATTGTGGACGGGATTCTGAGCCGGGAGGCGCAGGAGCGAGCGGACAACATCAAAATCGATCGCGTGGCTGACCCTGCGATCTTTGACAGGAGCCGAGGCGACAGTGTGGCGCAGCAGATGGAGCCTAACGGCAGTGCGCCTGGCATTTACTTCCGTCCTGGCGACCATGTACGCATCCCCGGCAAGATGCAGGTGCATGAGCGCCTGCGGTTCAACGCTGAAGGCAAGCCGAAGCTGCAGGTATTCAGCACCTGTCAGGAGTTCATACGAACGATCCCTGCGCTGCCTTATTCGCTGACAGACCCCGAAGACATCGACAGCGATGCAGAGGACCACATTTACGACGAGACGCGCTATTTCTGCATGGCGCGGCCGCTTCCCACGAAAGAGGACAAGGCGAAGAAACACAGGTATTACGACCCATTTGAGGAGCATCTGGCGCGGTGATTTCACCGTGCTTTTTGCTATATAAAACCAGCCGTCCGCGTTTCCACGGAAGGCTGCTACACCAAGAAAGGTGGTATTTTCCATGGAGAATACGGTCGAGAATTTGCTTGCGGCACAGGCACAGGACGACGCTGCTGCCCCCGCTTCCCCCACGCTGGAAGAAGCTCTTACAGCGCCGCAGACGGATGCGCAGCCTGCTGCGGAGGACAAGCCTGCCGGTGATACCGGCTGGTTCAAGAAGCGCATGGAAGACGCCGTGCGCAAGGCAACCCCCGAGATTGAAGCGCGTGTGAGCAGCCGATATGAGGCTGAACTTGAGACGCTTCGCAACAAGGTAGCCCAACTGCAGAGCGTACAGCTTGAACGTGAAGCCGAGAGCCTGGTGGCCAGCGGCGAGTTCAAGAGTCTGGAACGCGCCACGGAGTACCTGAAGCTGAAGGGCGGCATGCCCATTGAAGAGACGAAGCAGGTCAACACTCCTCAGGTGCGCGACAGCAATGGACGTTTTGTGAGCGCCCAGCAGAGAGCCAACGAGCTGTTTGCAGAGGCGCAGACGATCAAGGACACCACCGGCGTAGACGTATACGCCATGTACACCCAAGACCCTGAAGTAAAGCAGAAGATACTGAGCGGCGAGTGGCGTTTCAAGGACGTTTACAACGCCCACAAGGAGCAGGAGGCAAGAAAAGCCACGCCTGCTCCTGTTCGTTCCAGCAATGGAATGGCGATTGGCGATATGAGTATCGCCAAGATGAGCGCCAGCAACTTTGACCAGCTCAACGCACTGCTTGCACAGGGAAAGACGATTGATATGCGGAGGTAATTCCCTATGGCAGTTTTTGAGAACATGAACTATACCTATTCCCCCGGCGTAGCTCCCGGCGTGATTGAGTTCTACGAACGTACCCTGCTGGAGAACGCCAAGCCCGATATGGTGCACGGCCGCGACGGCCAGAAGCGCAAGCTGCCGGAACACAACGGCAAGCATGTGCAGTTCCGCAAGATGGTACCCTTTGCTGCGGTTACTGAACCCCTGAAGGAAGGCGTGACCCCTGAAGGTCAGGAACTGAAGCAGACCGCCTTCACCGTGATGGTGAAGCCCTACGGCCGTCATGTGGAGATCACCGACGAGCTGAACTTCTACCAGCTGGATGACATGCACCGCGAGTCTGCGAAGCTGCTGTCTGATCAGGCCATTCTGAGCCTGGACACCATCTGCCGCGACGCGATCAACGCCGGTATGAACGTGCAGTTTGCTGGCAACAAGACCAGCCGCGGCACCATTACCGCTGGCGACAAGCTGACTGCGGACGATATCAAGAAGGCTGTGCGCACCCTGCGCCGCAACAACGCCAAGCCCTTTGCCGATGGTTACTACCATGCCATTGTGCACCCCGACACCATCTATGACCTGACCAGCGATCCCCTTTGGATTGACGTGGCCAAGTATCAGGACAAGGAAAAGGTGGAGAAGTACGAGCTTGGCACCATGTACAAGGTGAAGTTCTACGAGAGCACCAACGCCAAGACCTTTGCCAAGGCTGACTACCTGTACGGCACCACTGCCAGCCTGACCATCAGCAATGTGGACGTTGAGAACCGCACTGCCACCCTGGCCACTGCACTTGACGCTGACACTGCCCGTATGCTGACCGGCAAGATGGTTGACCTGGTTGGCTCCGCCACTACGCCCACCTGCATTGAGCGCATTGACGGCGACAAGATCACCTTCCGCTGGCTGACCGAAGCTGCCGCAGACGCAACCAAGATTCAGCCCACTGGCGGCGGCGCTGACGATGCGACCGTTTACAGCACTGTGATCTACGCCGACAATGCCTACGGCGACGTGGAGCTTGGCGGCGACGGCGGCAACGTGAAGGTCATCATCAATCCTCCCGGCTCTTCCGGCGCTCTGGATCCTCTGGAGCAGCGCGGCACCATTGCCTGGAAGGTGAAGGGCTTTGCCTGTGCGATCCTTCAGGAC